ATTCTCATAAAATCTAGCATAAGGTACTATCATATAGTTTTCTCCTCTGTTGTTGGGCGATGTGTATAGAGTGGACATTTAGAACTTGTACATCTTTCTACCTGTTCACGCCAGCTTCCATTGCCTGGATCATAAATACATTCTTTACACATTTTATCTATAGCTTTAACTAATTTCTTTTCTAGTCTGCTTTTAGTATGTTTCTTTGTCATCTGGCTTTCCTTTTCTTTTATATAAAAATCTAGTTACAAAATCTTTTACACCTTTTGAGGGATAATGTTTTCTAGGCAACTGTCTTCCTGCTATATATGCCGCCCATTTTCCTGTCGTATAAAAATATTGATAAGCAGTATTATTATAATATACTCTTAACATTGTTGCACCTTTACATATATCATAAAGTATATTTTCATTGTCTAAATAATCTGTTACATTTTCTAAAGATTCTTTTGTATAATGTTTAAATATAACCTTTCCTTTTGAATTAACTCTGTCAAATTTCCAATTATATTCTTCAGTGTGTTTCACTCCAGTTATCTCCTATGTGATATTCACCATCTAAAGGACATTTCATATCAAATGAAAGCCCTGCGTTCTTTATAGCTAATATACCTAGTCTACCTACTTCTTTAGCATCTTTCTCAGTCACTTCTATTTGCCACTCATCATGTATGTTGGCTACAAAGTGAGCGTCAAGATTCTTTTCTAATATATATTCATTGAGAAGTTGTAATGCTTTCTTCATTACAATAGCTCCGGCCCCTTGGAGCAGAGCATTTAAAGCGGAGTGCGCGGATCTTATAAATATCTTTCTACCATCTAATCCTTTTATATGTCCTTTCTCGGCTGCTCTTGTAACTCTGTTCTTAAGATTTGCAAGTGATGGGAGATTAGCAAGGAAGCGTTGCTTAAGTTGTTGACCATCTCTTCTACCTCCGCCAACCACTGTTCCAAGTTTTGCATCTCCTGCTCCGTATATGAAGGCATAGATGAAAGTTTTAGCCTGAGTTCTAGATTTAAGTCCTGCAAGTTTTTGATTAGCGGTGTGTATGTCTCCGGTAAGAACTTCATTTGTAAACTCCTTATCATTCATGTAGTGGGCTAACATTCTTAGTTCTAAACTAGCAGCATCTATCCCCACTAGTTTAAATCCAGGTGGTACAATCCAACAGCTTCTGCAATCCTTCCCATAAGGTGAGGTAGAACTCGGAACTTGGGCTAGGTTAGGTTCTCTATGTGTCATGCGTCCAGTGATAGTCCCGTTAGTATTAACAAAACCATGTACTCTACCTGAGTCATCTGCTTTTTCTAACCAAGATTTTATTTGTGCGATACGTTTCTGATACATTAAATAATTGGCAATCAATTGTGCTTGAGGTATATTTTTTATCCTTTTTAGTGTACCCTCATCCACTATTGGTTGACCAGTAGGTGTAAAGTTTTTAGGCTCCCACCCAAACCTTTGTAAGTATTCTCCTATTTGTTTTCTAGAACCTAAGTTAAATTCAGTACGCTTTATTCTTTTTATTTGATCTTGCTCATTCAAGGTATCATATTCTTCTGAATTTAATCTGTATCTTTTACCATCAGAATCAACAGCCACCTTGGATAATTTATTAGCCGCTGTTTTTATTGGATATAATATTAAAGTATTTTCTTCTGGTTTAAATTCCTTATGTACTTCTTTAACTGTGCTATTTAATTTATCTTGAAGTACGGCATTTAATAAAGTTGCGAATTTAACATCTAATAAGAAACCTTTCTTTCTTTGTTTATCAATTATACCACATATAGATTGTTCTAAATCAATACATTCCCTGGAAAACCCCGCCTTCTCCTTGCATAAAACATCATAAACTTTTTTATTAATAATAACATCTCTCTCACAATATACTACCATCTCTTTTGAGAAAGTATCGTACTCTTTAAAATCAATCTTAGGAAGTTTTACTCTGTATCCCCACGATTCTAAACCATGATTCCCTTCTCGTACCGGATTAAATAACCTGGATAAGACAAGTGTATCCACCAAAATTTTATTGGACAAATCAATGTTAAGTAGTTCTTTAATTACTGGTATATCAAACCCAATAATATTATGTCCAATTAATTTATCAGCTTTTTGTAATCGCTCAACTCCTTCAGTTAAAGTATCACCATAATATGAAGACACTTCTTCTGTAATAGCATCACATATACTTATACACCAAATCTTAGTAGCATTTAAATCATCTGTTTCAATATCAAAAACTAATGATGTCATAGTTCTTCTCCGTCATCTTCATTAGTAAAGTAGTCCTCATCTATTTCAGATAAACGACCAGTGTCTTGATCATATAATAAATGAGTAGCTAAACCAACATCTCCAGTATACCTGGATTTTAATACACGTAAGCGGGTAGTGTGAGATTCTTCAGTATCATCTGCTTGTTGGTTACGTTCAAGAGCTATAACACAATCAGACAACTGAGCAATACTATGAGAACCTCTTAGATGATTAAGACCTACAGTGATACCATTCTCATGGCCCCTGTTACCTTCTACTCTTCTTAGATGTGACACTAGTATCATACCTACATTTGTTTCTTCAACAAGAGAACGTAGCCTAGTCATAATACTATCAATAGTTCTTCTCTCATCTCCTTCTGTTGTGTTTGAAACCAACATATTTAAGTGATCTACTACGATCCATTTACATTCACATCCAATAATTAAATATCTTATCTTACTAAATATTTCATCAATATCAGTAGCACCAAAATGAGCATGTATCCATATTCTACCATCATTATAAATTTTACTATAAAGATCGTTCAAATATTTAAGACCTTCTTGGCTCTCCATATATCCTTCTCTAACATGATCCATATATATTTTATCATTTGCTTCAATTGACATTAAACAATCCATTGTTCTTAAATCTTGTTCCTCTAAAGAAACTATTCCTACATTATCTGATGTATTATTAATAAGCCAATACTCCAATTCTCTGGTAATACTAGACTTCCCTAGACCAGTTCCTCCAGTTAATGTAACTAGTTCTCCTCTCCTTAATCCATAAAGCTTTTTATTTAATCCCTTCCAAGGGTATGGAACTGATTGTTTCTTTTCTCTATTAAAATATTTTTCTCTTAAATCTCTAGCATTAACTACCCCACTAGGAGTATATGGTTTGGCATCCCACCAAGCACTGACATAAGTATGATTACTACCTTTGCGTAGCATATCATTGGCATCTTTAAAGTCTTCGGAGAGAGTTAAAATCTTAGCTTTACCTGGAGTTAATAACCTTGCTACTTTTAGTGCTGCTTCTTTGCCGGGCTTATCATTGTCAAAGTTTATAACAACCTCATCAAACTTTTCTAAGTATTCTATAGATTGTTTAACATCTTTAGTTGCTCCGGCAGCACCGCTTTTAATAGAAACAACAGGCCATTTAGATCCAAGCAATTCATATGCTGCCATAGCATCACACTCACCTTCAACTATAGTAATATACTTTCCACCTGCTCTAAATAATTGTTCACCAAATAAACCTGTTCCCTGAGAAGTACCTTTCCAAACAAACATCTTATTCTTTTCTCTAACTTTATAACCTGCTATCTCATTATTAATATAGTAAGGATATAAATGTTTAATAATTTTTCCTTCATAATTTGTTACTGCTTTTACTCCATATTTCTTAGCAGTATTTTCTGAGATACCTCTATCTGTTAGTGCTATAAATTCTCCTTCTGCATCGTTCATAGAATTATTCCTATAAGTTTTTATATCTGTTGGTCTTTGTTCCATTGGTAAAGCACAAGACTTTTCATAATTTTTAAAGTGTGTCCTGCAACTAAAACAAAAACCTGATCCATCTTTATTGACAGACACAGGATCACTTCCGCCACAATCAGGGCAAGGTAAATGGTACTTAGCAAATGCCATATTTAATCCTCTTTATCTTTGTTCCCATCAGCATCCATTTGACAACCTGGAGTACACTCATGTTCTATTAAAAAATTATGAAGAGATTGAATAGCTATCTTTTTAATCTCACATTGAGCCATCAATTCTTTCATATCATTAGTGGCTTTTTGGGCTAAGAAATATCTTTTCTTACCTTCGTTACTGAAAAGGGAGACATCATAATCTCCCCACTCAGTCCGAAAGATAATTTTATTTTCTTCTTCCGGTTTTAACTTCATAGTTCATCACTCTCCTCAAGTGATTCTTCAACATCAAACTCATCACCAGCACCATTATAAGATATAAGATCCAGAACTTGTACTGCCATAAGATCAAGTCCTTTGAAAGTTTTTCCATTACGATTAACTTCCCATTCCTTGTATTGAACATTTACCTTAGAACCATTACCAACAGATACATCTATTTCATTCTTAGATTTATCAAACAGTTTAGGTTTTTCATTAGTCCTTCCATTAGCACCAGTAACTTTACGTTTGAATACTAAAGCTCGACCCTCGTCCATATCTTTAACTTTAAAACCTCTGGATTCAAAGTCTTCTGCTATTGTATCTTCAACAATTAAGTTGATGCAATATACTGGTTCATATGTAGTATTAGGATTAGTAATACTTGCCCACTTCGATTCGCCTGTTTGTACAGCCATACTTTATACCTCCTTTGGTATATAATTTACGATCAATAAAAAACTTCCTTGTCAATTTTTCCCTTCTTTATTGCAGTATAACACCTTAGTGTTATGGTTACAATTCATTTATATCTTTTAAAATTTCTTTTCTTATCCTCTTTTTAATTTCCTTATCAACATCAGAGATAATTTTTATATCTGAAAGTTTTACTTTATAATTTTTCCAATGTAATGCTTCGGGAGGATCTATATCTAATTCATATTCCCAAATACCCCCATCTATGTCAGTGAAAAACATTTGACCTATCATGTTTTGTCCCATCTATTTCTAGTTGTTCCAAATAACCTACTCATTTTTTCCTTTTGGGTTGAAGTTACTGCTGTTACTTCACCATAAGTACAGGGTGGACATCTTTGTATTTGCCCACCCGAATTTATATAGGCAATAGTTTGTTTGTTAATTAGTTCCCTAAGTTTTTCTTTCTCTGAATTAAGTGATGATCTCATAATTAATTTCCTGAATTTAAGCAGCTATTTCTTGTTTAAATAAATTTGGATCGGAGATAACTTTCTTAACTATATTCTCCCGTCTGCTCCTGATACTAGCAACACTTCCAGACTTCTTAGTTTCAATATGAGTTGACCAATCCGTTAATGTGTTATACATCGCCCACATATTTGGGCCAAGAGTTACTTTATATTTCTCCCAAGCACCCCAGAGATGGGCTACATTTTTGGAACGTCTA